GGGCCTACAACAACGTTGTTCGCATTATGCCTCTCAACCCCGACATTGCGGGATTGGTTGCTCGCACGGAGTTCACGAACGAGGCATGGTTCTCGCCCGCTGGCTTCAACCGAGGTCAGATCAAGAACGTGATCAAGTTGGCTTACAATCCCTCTAGCGAGGCTCACCGTGACGAACTGTATACCCGTCAGGTTAACCCTGTCGTGTCGTTCCCCGGTGAGGGCGTAATCCTGTTCGGTGACAAGACCGCACAGACCCGCCCAAGCGCATTTGATCGCATCAATGTCCGTCGCCTGTTCATCATTCTTGAGAAGGCAATCGCCACGGCATCAAAGTTCTTCCTCTTTGAGCAGAACGACCAGTTCACCCGTGCGCAGTTCAAGAATCTTGTAACGCCATTCCTCAAGACCGTGCAGCAGCGTCGTGGCATCACCGACTTCAAGGTGGTGTGCGACGAGACTAACAACACGGGCGAGGTCATTGACCGCAACGAGTTCGTGGCAGACATCTTCATCAAGCCCACTCGCAGCATCAACTTCATCACGCTGAACTTTGTTGCCACTAAGACTGGCGTAAACTTCAGCGAAGTCGGCGGCTAATCGTCTAAATAAGTCATAGGAGTAACTAATGCCTGTAGATCCTACCAACAACATTTCGGGTTTCGTAAATGCCTTTGCAGGCGGTGGCGTTCGCACAAACCTGTTCATGGTCACGGGAAACATCCCTGGCTACGCGAACAACCGCGCCATCTCCTTTCTCTGCAAGGCAGCGCAGATTCCCGCCTCATCGCTAGGAACGATTGAGGTTCCGTATCGCGGTCGCCGCATCAAACTGCCTGGAGATCGCACATTCCAGGATTGGACCATCACGGTCATGTCTGATGCAAATATGAGCCTGCGTTCTGGATTTGAGTATTGGAGCGCAATTTTCAACTCAAACGTCAGCAACATCAGCAGCACGAACTTCATGCAGTTCATGCCTACTTGGTCCGTTACCCAACTCCTCCGCGACGGCGAAGCACTACGAACCTACAACTTCATCGGTTGCTTCCCCAGCGAGATTGGCGCGATTGACCTGTCCTACGAGAACAACGATCAGATCGCAGAGTTCCCTGTAACCATCAACTACTCGTGGTGGGAAGCAGCAGCAGGCGCAGCAGTTCCTGCAACGGGAACAGGTGCAGAGAACATTCAGTCGCTACTACAGCAGGCAGGCATCAACATCGGCAGCGGCTTCTGATCGTCCTTTTGACAGGATTTTTTATTCATGGCAATCAATCTATTCGGTTTCAGCATCTCTAAAAAAGGGACTTCCGAGGAGGAGACTCCAAAGAAGTCCCTTTCGTTTGTTGCTCCTGATCTAGACGATGGAGCAGTGCCCATTGAAGTTGGTGGGTATTTCGGCACAAGCATTGACTTTGACGGCACGATCAAGTCTGACATTGACCTCATCAAGAAATACCGTGACATGGCACTCCATCCTGAAACGGAGTCTGCCATAGCGGACATCTGCAATGAGGCAATCGTCTACGACGACAATTTTCAGACTGTAAAGATTGATACCGCAAACCTGAAGCAACCCAAGGCAATCAAAGACAAGGTTGAGGCAGAGTTTGAGGAAGTTATGCAACTCCTGAACTTTTCGCGTCGCGGCTACGAGATCTTCCGCAAATGGTATGTGGACAGTCGCCTGTATTACCACATCATTATTGACGAGAAGAACAAGAAGAAGGGGATTCAGGAACTGCGACCCATTGATCCTGTAAAGATCCGCAAGATCCGCAAGATCAACAAGAAGCCACTACAGAACAACACTCCTGCGGGAGTGCAGGTTGTGACATCCGTTGAAGAGTTCTATGTCTACAACGAGAAAGAGCCTAACTCTGCTGCACTGTCAATGGAAGGGCTAAAGATCAATCCTGATGCCATCTGCTTTGTGCATTCAGGACTGTTTGACTCGTATCACAAGAAGATCATCGGATATCTGCACAAGGCAATGAAAGCCTTGAATCAGTTGCGCATGATTGAGGACGCGGTGGTGATCTACCGCATCACACGTGCACCTGAACGTCGCGTGTTCTACGTGGACGTTGGAAACCTGCCGAAGCAAAAGGCAGAAGAGTATGTGCGCGGGCTGATGAACCGCTACCGCAACAAACTGATGTACGATCCCAACACGGGTGAGATTCAGGACTCCCGCAAGCACCTGTCCATGCTTGAGGACTTCTGGATGCCCCGTCGTGAAGGCGGTCGGGGCACGGAAATCACCACACTTCAGGGTGGTCAGAACCTTTCAGAAATGGAAGACGTTAAGTATTTTCAGAAGAAACTCTATCATTCACTCAACGTGCCTGCATCGCGTCTTGAGGAGCAGACAGGTTTCAACCTTGGTCGCGCAAGCGAGATCTCGCGTGACGAGGTAAAGTTCTTCAAGTTCGTGGAACGCCTCCGCATGAAGTTCTCCGAACTGTTCCTTGAACTGCTCCGCGTGCAGTTGACCCTCAAGGGCATTATTCGCGAGGACGAGTGGAAGGACATTGAAGACAAGTTGTCGTTCCAGTTTGCAAAGGATTCCCACTTCACAGAACTGAAGGAGAGCGAGATCCTCAAGGATCGCCTGCAATCCGCACGTGACGCAGAAGACTTCATCGGCAAGTATTATTCTCGCGAGTGGGTCCGCAAGCACGTGTTGAAGCAGACGGAAGACGACATAGAGCAGATTGACAAGCAGATTGAAGTGGAGCAGAAGGCAGGGCTGTTGCAGGCTCCAATGGGACCGGAAGGAATGCCACCCGAGGGCGCACCTATGCCTGAAGGTGAACAGGCTCCACCGCCTCCCCCAACAGAAGACGAAGGACCGCAAGTAACGATTGGTGAAATAGTTCCCGAAGGCGAAGACGAAGAGGCTTGAGAGGTATACCATGCTTGACTCATTTGAAGACTTCAAAACCGCAGTGATCACTTCGTTGAAGGACAAGGTTGCAGAACGGTTGTCTGTGGAGCGACAGCGTGTTTCAAATAATCTGTTCCTCTCGCGGCAAAAGGAAAAAGCACAGGAAACCCCCGAAGAAACCCAGTCAAACGCAGACGATACCTAAATAATAAGCCTTAAGGAGAGAACGAATGGACACGATAAAGCAGTTGGCTAAAGCAGTAATCAACAAGGACTTTGCAGAAGCAAAGGATCTTGTATTCAAGTCACTCTACGCTCGCGCTTCTCTCGCTCTAGACGAGGCTCGTTATAGTGTTGCGCAGTCCATCTACAACAGCACCACAGAAGTGAATGAGAGTTGGGGTGGTGGCTTTGAAACTTCACGCGAAGCACACGCAAAGTACATGAAGCAGGAGCGTTTGGAAGCCAAGCGTGCCCGTGAAGCAAAGAAGGCAAAAGAGAAGGCTGCTGCAAAGGCAAAGAAGGCAGTAAAGGAAGAGACAGAGCAGATTGACGAGATCAGCAAGGCAACAAAGGACTCGTATGTTGCAAAGCGCGGTTCGCAAATGTCGTCCATGATGCGCGGTCCTGAGAAGAACTACGCTTCAATGACCGGCAAGAAGCAAGCCAATGCCGTCAAGGGCATCAAGCGTGCTATGGGCGTGAAGGAAGAGACAGAGCAGTTGGACGAGGTAATGACCCGCAAGCACTTTCAGCAGGTTGCTGATGTGATCAAGGCTCATCCCGACGCAAAGAAGCGTGAGGAACTCGCTGCTCACCACTCGCAGATCTTCAAGAAGTCCAATCCCCGTTTTGACGAGGGACGCTTCCGCAAGGCTTGCGGCATTGGTGGCTGCAAGGAAAGTGTAGAGGTCGGTGGCGAGCAGTTGGATGAAGTGTCGCCTCCAGGCATGGAGAAGATGACGGGTTCGCCACGGGTCAAGGCTTCATTCAAGAAGCAATACGGCAAGCGCGGTAAGAGCGTCATGTATGCAACCGCTTGGAAAATGCACAACAAGAAGAAGGACTGAGTTACATGAAACTCATCACTGAAACCATTCAGGACATCAACATCCTGACCGAAGAAAAAGACGGCAAGAAGCACTACTTCATTGAAGGCATCTTCATGCAGGCAGAGTCCAAGAACCGCAATGGGCGTGTGTATCCTATGGCAGTCATGGAAAAGGAACTTGGTCGCTACAACAACGACTACGTTAAGACCAACCGCGCAATGGGCGAGTTGGGTCACCCTGAAGGTCCAACAGTTAATCTAGAGCGCGTATCCCATCTTATCAAGGATCTGCGTCTGGAGAAGCACGATGTCTACGGCAAGGCAAAGATCCTTGACACACCCTACGGCAAGATTGTCCGTAACCTTATTGATGAGGGTGTCAAACTGGGCGTTTCGTCCCGTGGCATGGGTTCCCTCAAGGAGCAGGACGGGGTAAATGTCGTTCAGGAAGATTTCATGCTCGCTGCGGTTGATGTTGTGGCAGATCCGTCTGCCCCCAACGCATTCGTGAACGGGATCATGGAAGGGCGGGAGTGGATTTGGGATAATGGCGTGCTTAAGCCTGTTGATATTGAAAAATACAAGGCAACCATTGAGAAAACCCCATCACGTAAGTTGGAAGAGCAGGCAATCGCATTGTTCAAGGACTTTATCTCAAAACTCTGAGAGAACTAAATAAATCTAAAGGAGAGTCACAGTCATGGCACACGATAACATAGAAGAGGTAATCAAGAAGGTCATTCTGGGGGAGAACTTCCTCGCAGAGAATTCCGAGAAGGAAGAGATCACCGAGGACGAGAACACCTCTGATGCTGTGACTCTTTCCGAGGGCGACGAGGACGATGCACCCGCAGGCGACGAGGACGAGTTCGTTGCCGACGAGGACATCGTTGACGACGCTGAGGAACTAGAGGAAGCCAAGGAAGAGGAAGACGAAGAAGAGGAAGAAGAGGAGGAGGAAGAAGAGGACGAGAAGGAAGAGAAGAAGGGCAAGATGCCTGCATTCCTCAAGGGCAAGTTCGGCAAGAAGAAGGAGAAGATGGAAGAGGCTGCTGCCGACTACGCTTCCGAAAAGATGTACAAGACTGCCAACGGCAAGACTGCAAAGATTGCAGAGCCAACCGATGTCAGCGCAGAGAAGAACAAGGCTACGATCAAGGCAAAGCCCTCCGATGCCAAGGCTGAGAAGGAGATTCCTTCGGTCAAGCCCACCGTCAAGGAAGACATTGCTGCCATGCTTAGTGGTCAGGAACTCTCCGAAGAGTTCAAGACTCAAGCCGCAACTCTCTTTGAGGCTCACGTAAACGAGCGCGTTCACCAGATTGAGGAGCAGTTGAAGGCTCAATACGAGGATCTACTTGAGCAGCACACCGTTGCTGTCACCGAAGAACTCGTTGAGCGCATTGACGACTACCTCAACTACGTTGTTGAGGAGTGGATGAGCGAGAATCGCCTTGCCATTGAAGGCGGTCTGCGCACCGAGATCACCGAGAACTTCATCTCTAACCTCAAGGGACTTTTTGCCGAGTCTTACATTGAGGTTCCAGAAGACAAGTTGGACCTCTTTGAGTCCACTGTCTCTGAGGTTGAGAACCTTGACGGCGAACTCAAGACTCAGGTTGAGAAGAACATTGAACTATCGGAAGAGGTTGAGCAACTGAAGTGCGAGATCGTCTTCCGTGAGATCGCAGAGGGTCTGACCGACACCGAGGTTGAGAAACTTCGTCGTCTTGCAGAAGATCTTGAGTTTGACACCGTAGAGCAGTTTGCCGAGAAAGTTGGGGTTCTCCGCGAGAATCTTGACACCATCGGTGGTTCTGTTGAGGACACCGAGGTTTCTGAGGAAGGGCTTGAAGAGTCCTACGAGGAGGCTTCAGAGGCTACACCTCTCGTAGAGGCATATGCCCGTTCACTCAGCCGTTCACGCGACTAATCGTTTTAGTTTAGTTTCACTTTCAAAAGTTTCAATCCAGTCCACGAGACTGTTACAAAAAAGGAGTAGGTAAGATGGAGAACAAGTTCCTTACAGAGCAGGCACTGCGCAAGTGGAAGCCTGTCATTGACCACGCAGATCTTCCAAAGATCGCAGACGCTCACAAGCGCGCTACGCTTGCAACCCTTCTGGAGAACCAGGAAGTTGCAATCCGCGAGCAGATGCTTGTTGAGACAAACACCGTAGGTGCTGGTATGTCGCCACTCGCTTCGGGCGGTGAGAATGCCAACCTTCGCGGTTACGATCCGATCCTCATCCAACTCGTTCGCCGCGCAATGCCAAACCTCATGGCATACGACATCTGCGGCGTTCAGGCAATGAGCGCACCAACGGGACTCATCTTCGCGATGCGTAGCCGTTACAGCACTCAGGGTGGCACTGAGGCTCTGTTCAACGAGCCAGTTCCAACCTTCAGCGGCTCCACTGGTCCTTCGTCCAGCGGTTTCTCTGGTGGCGTTGCTGGTGGCGTTTCGTACGGTGGTCTTAACACCTCTGCTAACGGCGTTGATCCGTTCTTTGGTTCCACCGATCTCACCGTCAGCGGTCTTACCACTGGTGCTGCTCTCACCACTTCGTTTGGTGAAGGCAATGCTCCTCAGCAGATGGCATTCAGCATTGAGCGCGTCGGCGTTCAGGCTGCTACCCGTATGCTTGCTGCATCGTACAGCATTGAGTTGGCTCAGGATCTCAAGGCTGTTCACGGTCTTGACGCTGAGACAGAACTCTCCAACATCCTCAGCACGGAAATCCTTGCTGAAATCAACCGCGAGGTTGTTCGCAACGTCTATCGTTCTGCGAAGTTGGGTGCACAGCAGAGCGACCTGTACTACAAGACTGTCTCTGGCGGTCTGACTGGTACAATCGGTGGCGTATACGATCTCATTCAGGACTCGGATGGTCGTTGGTCGGCTGAGAAGTTCCGTGGACTCATGTTCCAGATTGAGCGTGAGTGCAACGTGATCGCTAAGGAAACCCGTCGTGGCAAGGGTAACTTCATCATCTGCTCCGCAGACGTTGCAAGTGCCCTCGCAATGGGCGGCTTCCTCAACATCTCGCCAGCCCTCAATGTCAGCCTTGACGTTGATGACACGGGCAACACCTTCGCAGGTACGCTCAACGGCAAGATCAAGGTCTACATTGATCCTTACCAGGACATCGCTAGCGGCACAAACACGAACTTCGTGTGCGTCGGCTACAAGGGCACCAGCCCGTACGATGCAGGCATCTTCTACTGCCCGTACGTGCCGCTCCAGATGATGCGCGCCGTTGATCAGACCACCTTCCAGCCGAAGATGGCATTCAAGACCCGCTACGGCATGGTCGCGAATCCGTTCGCTGAGGGTTCAACTCAGGGTCTGGGCGGTCTGAAGGCTCGCAGCAACGTCTACTACCGTATCTTCCGCGTGGACAACCTCCACGGCGTAGCATCGTAATAGAACGCTGCAAAGGCAAAAGGAATGGGGGAGGGGCTAAAACCCCTCCCCTTTTTCTTTTCTACATACTGTTATGGCACTACCCTATGATTTCAGTGTAATTCCTCAAGACATCAAGGATCGGTATCCAGAGCGCATCAATCCTCTGCTTCCGACCTACTATCGGTTTATGATAGACCGATTGCCAACGGTGTCGTATTTCTGTCAAACTGCATCGCTCCCCACTGTGACTCTGAGCGAAGTGCAGATGCCCAACCTGTTCGTGCCCTTGAAGTTCCCGTCCAAGTTGGATTTTGACGAGTTGAGCATTACCTTTGTTGTGGACGAGCAAATGAAGAATTGGCTTGAGATTTTCAATTGGATGCGTTCTTGCACCCAAGTGGAAGGCTTTGAGGAATTCGCTGCCATCAATCGCCACCTGTCAACAGCAAATCTGTATATCCTGAACAGCACCAAGAACGCCAAGATGAGCGTGACTTTTGAGGGACTGTATCCCCGCACCCTCAGCGCGTTGGATTTCAGTTCTTCGGTAATGGATCCAGAAGCACTTCAGGCAACTGCCACCTTTGCGTATCGCAATTACAATATTGAAGTGTATTGAAATACTGATTTGAGTCTTGACCGTGTTGCGCTGTGCGTTATGATCTGCGCACGGAGATACTATGACCCTAGACGAACTGCGCAAAGAAATCTCAAAAGACGTTGCCCTTGACGAAAGCGCAATGGACTTGGAGTCCCTGAAGATTCCACAACTCCACAGCAAGTATCTGAACTTCCTCACAGACGAGAAGTTGTGCCTGTCCAAGATGCGGCATGATCTATCCGTTCTCATGCGGACGAAGTGGGAATATTACACAGGCAAGATGTCACAGGAGGAACTGCTCGCACGTGGGTGGGAGCCGTTTGCCTTGAAGGTGCTGCGCAATGATCTTGATCTGTACTTGGAGTCCGATGCGGAATTGGGCAAGTTGCGCATGAAGATTGAGTATCAAAATGAGAAGATCTCGCTTCTTGAGGAAATCATCAAGGAACTGAACAACCGCCATTGGAAAATAAAGAATGCCATAGAGTGGAGAAAGTTCATCAATGGGCAGTGACTTGAGCAAGTACCTGAAAGAAGATCCTGATGGGTGGTGGGTGGATCGTATGTACTTGCAGGATGCGTGGCGAGCCGCACGATACAGCACTGCACCACGCACTCAAGTGGGTGCAGTGATAGTATTGCCGAGTGTGGGTGTGATCATGAAGAGTTGGAATCGCATACCCGACCGCTTGGCAAGCAGCGGATATCCGAAGGACGGAGACATGACATATGCCTGCGGAGAGCACGCAGAGCGCAGTGTCATTTTCCGAACCCTTGACAACAGCATTCCCGTGCGTGGCACCACGATGTACACCACATGGGCAAGTTGCGCAGAGTGTGCCCGTGCAATCATCCATTTTGGCATAGAGCGCGTTGTTACTCTTCGTAGGATTGTGGAAGCCACCCCGCAGCGTTGGGACAGCAGCATTGCGCAAGGCTTGGAGATGATGTACGACAGCGGCATAAATCTTGTAGGGTGGAGTGGTGATTTGGGAGTTGAGGAATCCATAAGATTTGACAGCAAATACATTCGTAACGGAGACTTGGCGTAGTGGTAGACATTGACGTAACAGAAGTGGATTCCGTCCATGTTCGCGTAAAGTGCGACCGCTCTGTTGCGTTGGAACTCTCCGACTACTTCACGTTCAAGGTTCCAGGCTACAAGTTCATGCCTGCGTATCGTGCACGGTTGTGGAACGGAGAGATCAAACTGTTCAATGTCCACAGCGGACTGATCTACGGTGGTCTTGTGGACTACATCTCCAAGTTTGCGGCAGATCGCCAATACACGTGCGCTCTGCCTGCCGAAAGCGCACAACCCATCAGCACCGACGATGTGCGGCGATACATGGAGGAGTTTCTCAATGTCCATGTGAACGGCAAAGCAGTCCGTGCTCACGATCACCAAGTCAATGCAGTGCAGCACGCACTGTCGCAAAAGCGTGCTCTGCTACTGTCGCCCACAGGATCAGGCAAGAGTCTCATCATCTACGCGCTGCTCCGATACTATTTGGACAAGATCCCCAAGGACAAGAAGGTGCTGATCATTGTCCCCACCGTTTCGCTTGTGGAGCAGATGGTTTCAGACTTTGATGACTACTCTGGCGGCAATGGGTGGGACACTGCGAAGAACTGCCACAAGATCATGTCAGGTGTGGACAAGAGCACAGGCAAGCGCGTGGTGGTGTCTACATGGCAGTCTCTGTTCAAGCAGACAGAGAAGTATTTTGAGCAGTTCGGAGCGGTTGTGGGTGATGAAGCCCACCTGTTCAAGTCCAAGTCACTCACGGCAATCATGACCAAACTGAAGTCCTGCCCGTTCAGGGTAGGCACCACAGGAACGCTGGACGGGACGAACACGCATAAACTGGTGCTAGAGGGGCTGTTCGGCAAGGCATACGAGGTGACAAAGACAAAGAGCCTCATGGAGAAGAAGATTCTCAGTGATCTGCACATTGACTGCATTGTGCTGTCGTATCCCGACATTGATCGCCAAGCGATTAAACGGGCAAAGTATCCCGACGAGATCAAGTGGATCGTGGGTTCTGATCGTCGTAACCGCTTCATCGGAAACCTGTGTTCCCGTCTGAAGGGCAATACCCTCATATTATTTCAGTTTGTGCAGGATCACGGATTGGTGCTACATAAGTTAGTGAAGGATTGCATTCCAGGCAATCGCAAGGTGTTCTTCGTGTATGGAGGAACAGAGGCAGGAGAGCGGGAAGAGATACGCAAGATTGTTGAGAGCGAATCGGACGCGGTGATCATTGCTTCATACGGAACCTTCAGCACAGGAGTCTCCATACGGCGATTGAACAACATCATATTCGCATCTCCATCCAAATCCCGCATTCGCGTCCTACAGAGCATTGGGCGGCAATTGCGGGTGGCACAGGACAAGTCGGTGGCGCGTCTTTACGATATCGGTGATGACCTTTCTTGGAAATCGTGGAAGAACCACACCTTCCGCCACATGAACGAGCGCATACGGCTCTACGAGGCAGAGGGGTTTGACCACAAGGTAGTTCGCATAAACTTGGGAGAGGACTCATGAGAAAACGCAAGAATCCTGAACTACGGGTGTTCAAACTCCGCAGCGGCGAGGAGATCATTGCCAAGATTGCGGGGAAGAGCAAGGACAAGATTCGGCTTGTGCGTCCCCTGAAGATAATGAACACGGTGGTTTCGGATCCGTTCACTGGCGTGAAGAAGCAGATGGTGTATTTCTGCGATTGGTTGGGCTGCACCACCGATCTTGCTGCGGACATTCCCACCGACTTCATCGTGGTGGACCTGCCGCCTGATCCCGACATGGTGGCACTCTACGATCAGCAGTTGGAGGTGCAGGACAAGAGCAGCAATATTCCACCTCCACCGATGATGCCGTCTTCCTATGCGCCAACCAACAAGAAGAAGCCACAGCCACAGCCAAAACCTGAAGACTTCTCTCCACTGTCAGACAAGGAACTGAAGGACATGATCTCTTCCATAGACAAGCAGATGGAAGACCTGTATAAGCAGTATGACGAGGAGATGAAGAATAAGAAGGGCATAAAGCCGCCCCTAGATCCTTACGGGTCATTTCCTTCACCCTTCGGTCCTCCTCCACCGCAGCCTGGTGGTTCTGGAATAATCTTCTCGTTCATTATTCCACAAGACACGATGAACCAGTGGATAGAGAGTGGTGTGTTGGACTACTTGAAGGATTCCATAGAAGAGTTTATGGAAATGGAAATGGAAGATCTACTTGAGGAGTTGGATGACCAAAAGGGCAAACCCACTAAGAAACCCAAGAAAGAGGGTGCGCCCAAGGACAAGTGGAAAGAACCAACCGACGAACAGAAGAAGAAGCCTGGATTTGGAAACAAGCACACCGATTGGTCGCCATACGTTCAGGACTACTTGAAAGACAATCCCCCACCTCCCGAAAAAAGTAAGGAGTAGGGGCTTGACATCACATGAATCGTGAGCCACAATACAGCATGAAAGGCAGAGAGCATGGCTAAAAAGAAAAGCAGCAACGACCACTACATAGACAACCAAAAGTTCTTTCAGGAGATGAAGGCGTGGAAACAGGGCGTGAATGCCGCGAACAAGAGTGGCACACCGCATCCACCAGTGACTTCATACATTGGCGAGTGCTTCATGAAGATTGCGGAGAACCTGTCCCGCAAGCCCAACTTCATCAACTATCCGTATCGGGACGAGATGATCTCCGATGGCATAGAGAACTGCCTGCTCTACGCATACAACTTTGATCCGTCCAAGTCCAGCAATCCTTTCTCGTATTTCACGCAGATCATCTACTACGCGTTCCTGCGGCGAATACAGAAGGAGAAGAAGCAGATCTACATTAAACTGAAGAAGATAGAGATGAGTGACGCAGACTCGTCCGTGAAATCGTGGTTCAAGGAGAACTACATGAACATGGGCGACGGGAGCAAGACCCCGCCAAGCGTCCTCACCGAGAACGATGTGCAGAACTTTGAGAAGAAGACCACAGACACGAAGCCCCCAAAGAAGAAGCCCAAGAAGACCGCGAAGACGACACAGAAGCCAAAGGTGAAGAAGCCCAAGAAGAAGTGATCTGTATATGAAAATCGCGATTGTGACCGATACACATTTTGGCGCAAGGAACGACAACCCCATCTTCCTTGAGCATTTCATGCGGTTCTTTGACCGCACGTTCTTTCCCCGCATCCAAGCAGAGGGAATCCGCACCATTCTCCACTTGGGCGATTTCCTTGATCGCCGCAAGTTCGTGAACTTCCTTACCCTCAATGCGGTGCGGAACGGATTCGTGAAGCAGTTGACCGATAGTGGTGCAGAGATGCACTGCATTCTTGGAAACCACGACATCTTCTACAAGAACAAGAGCGAGGTGAATTCCCTTCAGGAACTGTTCTCCGACAAGTTCATTGTCCACGAGAAGCCCATCGTGCTTCCATTTGACGGTTTGGGTATTGCCCTTCTGCCGTGGATCAACAAGGAGAACGAAGAGGAGTCGCTGCGGTTCATCAACGAAACCGATGCACCCATCCTATGCGGACACCTTGAACTTCACGGGTTTCAGGTGCTGCGCAACACCACATTTGACGGAGGCATGAACGCGGAACTGTTCAAGAAGTTCCATGCGGTCTACACAGGACACTTTCACACCCGCCACAGTCGCGGCAACATTCACTACTTGGGATGCCCGTATCAGATCACCATGAACGACTACGGCGACAAGAAGGGGTTTCATATCCTTGACACGGAGACACGGGAATTGGAGTTCGTGAAGAATCCTCACACCATATTCACGCAGATAGAGTGGGACGATTCCGCAATGCAGGAGAGCGGCATCGTGAAGGTGGACGCGGAGCGCACGAACGGCAAGTATGTTCGCATCGTGGTAAAGAACAAGACCAAGCCGTATCTGTTTGAGAAGTTTGTGGATTCGGTTTACGCAAACTCCCCTCACGCAGTAACGATCATTGAGGACTTCCAACCTGAGAGCGCGGAGGAGGAGAACGTGGATCTTGCGGAGGACACGCTGTCCGTCATAAACCGTGAGATTGAGGGCTTGCAGAACGTTGGTGATCCCAAGCGGCTGAAGACCCTTGTGCGTGACCTGTATACGGAGTGTATCTCCAACGAGAGCAGCAGATCATGATTACCTTCAAGACCATACGGTGGAAGAATCTCCTCAGCACAGGCAACGTGTTCACGGAGGTGCGGCTGAACAAGGCAGCAACCACCCTCATATGCGGTGAGAACGGTGCAGGCAAGACCACCATGCTGGATGCGCTCACGTTTGTGCTCTACGGCAAGCCATACCGCAACATCAACCTGCCGCAACTGGTGAACACCATCAACGGCAAGGATTGTGTGGTGGAGATAGAGTTTGGGGTGAACGGCAGCGACTACAAGGTGGTGCGCGGCATGGCTCCAAAGATCTTCTCCATTATCAAGGACGGCAAGGAAGTGGAGCAGACTGCGAACGCAAAGGATTATCAGGGAATACTTGAAACGCAGATTCTGAAGATGAACTACAAGACTTTCTGTCAGGTAGTCATTCTTGGTTCCACAAACTACGTGCCGTTCATGCGGCTTCCTGCTGCTGACCGCAGGAACATCGTGGAGAACCTGTTGGACATTGATGTGTTCTCCAAGATGAACGAAGCCCTGAAGGGGCGGTTGACGGGTGCAAAGGACGCGCTGCGGGATGCCGAGAGCGAGATCGCAAATCTCAAACTGCGCATAGACGCAAAGCGGGAATTGGTGCAGAAGATTGAGGACAAGTCCGACAGCCAGTTACAGTCATACGGGGACAGCGAACGCGCTGAAGCCGCCAACCTACAGGCACAACTGGAGCGCAAGGCACAGTTGCAGGAGGAGATCTCTGCACTACTTGAGAGCGTTGCGGATGTGGAAAAGCGGCGAGACGAGTTGTCACAGATGAACTCCCTCAAGCGACAAATGGGTGCGAGTGTGAAGAAGGCACAGGACGAGAAGACCTTCTACGAGCAGAACACCGATTGCCCTGTGTGCAAGCACTCTCTGTCGGAGGATTTCCGCAAGGAGATGATGGGCAAGAAGGAGTCCCGTGAGCGCGAATTGGATGCTGCTCTTGCCAAGATGAGCAGCATGATTACCGCTGCAAAGGCAGAGATGGACGCGAAGAGCGAGGTGCTTGCGGAGATTGAACGCAAGAAGCAGGAATCCCACCGTGCAGATTCTGCCATCACAAGCGCAAAACGCTACATTGCACAGTTGCAGGAACTGTCCGAAAAGACCCGCCGTGAGCGGGAGTCCTTGCAGACCGAACGGGATGCCATGAGCGGATTGCAGCGGGACGCAGACGGCGCAGAGGATCGCAAGCGGGAACTGGTGCACGATCTGCACACAATGGAGATTGCTTCCGTTCTCCTGAAGGACAGCGGCATCAAGCGCAAGATCATCCGCAAGTATATTCCTGCACTGAACAAGATCATCAACAAGTATCTCATCTCTATGGACTTCTTTGCCCAGTTCACGCTGAACGAGGATTTCGTGGAGATCATCAAGAGCCGCCACCGTGACGAGTTTTCCTACGAGAACTTCAGCGAGGGCGAGAAACTGCGCATTGACCTGTCGCTGCTCCTTGCGTGGCGGGACATTGCACGAATGAAGAATTGCGCAAACACCAACTTGCTTATTTTGGACGAGGTGTTTGATTCTTCACTTGACGCAGTAGGCACAGAAGAAGTGATTAAGATATTGCAGGGCATGGGCAACAGCAACAATGTTTTTGTAATATCGCATAAATCAGACCAACTGCTTGACAAGTTCCAAAACATACTTACCTTCAAGAAGTCCAACAACTTTAGCCGACTGACTTGACCATGAGAAAACTTTCAACCGAGCGCACGAACCGCATCCTTTCAGGTGGCGCGGAACCGCAGATTGATCCCTCCCTGAAGGGGGACGATTTGGATTCCGCAGTATTCAAGGCACTGTATTGGTACAGGCAGAACTTCAAGATTGCACAGTCCAAGGATTGGGTGGAGCGGTGGCTCCGATCCGTGGGGCGTGGAGCAGACGCGGACATCTGCCATCGTGCGGCTC